CTCACTTATCGCTTATGCAATACCCACCTTTAAATTTATAAACACCAGAAGTAATTGAAATCTGTTCATATATTTCATTATCATGGCACATGTAAGGATCTTTGTAGTTCTTTGTTACATAATACACCGCATATGCTATACCGGCCAGTAGCATGATGATTGGAATATACTTTATATATTTCACAATCTCAGGCATCATACCTAAGATTTTAGGTAGTATTTCAAGTAGTTGTTTCATTTTCGGTTTCTTGATTTTACAGCGTCGGCCAGCATTGATTTAATTATTAATAGGACTCTTCCTTTTTCTCTTTCTGTTAATATCTTTACCAACATCTGCTTATCTTCATAACTTTTTGCATTATCTAAAAATTCTTCTGGTACTGTAAGTTTCTTTTTATTTTTAAATTTTTTAAAGTCTGGTTTGATATCGTCTGACATTTTTTTATACCGTGAATGATGATCCGCACCCACAAGTCGCTGATACATTTGGATTTTTTATTTTGAACTCTGCTCCTAGTAGCGTTTCTTCATAATCAATTTCAGCATCATTCATATACTGCATACTCATACTATCAATAACTACTTGTATTCCATCTTTCTCAAAAGCAAAATCATCATCTGCTGGAGGAAGTTCTTCTAATGAAAATCCATATTTAAATCCAGAACATCCACCACCTTGCACAAAAATTCTAAGTTTAAGGTTAGGATCTTCTTCATCAATAATTTTTCTAATTTTGCTTGCTGCGGATTCTGTTACTGTAAACATTTTTAGCCTCTTGTGAGTTTGAGTATTCTTTCAATCTGCTTCTCAATGACAGGCTTTCTGTTTGGCCAATAAATGTACTCTTTGTCTGCGGTTTTGTATAGCTTTTGTAAAAATGGAATAATTAATTTTTCCACTTCATTGAGTCTTGTTTTATAATCATCGGCAGTTTCAACAGTTTTATTGATTACTGAATTATATTCTTCTTCGGATACAGCAGAAAATCCAAAGTCATCTTCGGGTTCATCATACTCATCCAATATATTTTTTATATCATGAGATAAACTCATACTTTAATTCCGCCTGCAGGTTTTCTAGACAGTCTAAAATTAGCCATAACATCTATTGATGTAGGTTTACTTTTATCTTTAAGTCCTCTAGGTTGAATACGAACTTCTAACTTTGCAACCAATTCTCTAAGCACCGTTATTTGCGTTGCACCAAATAAGTCAGAAACCATTTTCTTTTCTGGATAAGTTAAGTTTCCTGTTTCTTCTAAAAACCATATTGTGTCATCTAGCATCATAAACATAATACTATGATCAGCATCAGAATTTAAATTGGCATGAAATTTTTTATGATAGTGATCTAAAACTTTTTGTCCTAAGGTAGAATCATTAATACTTGCAATTGAATAATTATCTGTATTGTTTGCAAAATGTTCAAGTCTAACTCTCCTTGTTGGGAGATTTTTTTCTACAGAAAGCATACCGGAAGATATTTTTTTAAACTTATACATTGGTTTTTGTGGAGTATCGAAGTATAAGTTGAAGTCTTTTAGTAATCTTTTTCCATTAGCTATTGCTTTTGGTGTGGCATTCATTACTTCTAAAAGTTGTTGTTTATCTGTATCAGTATCAGCATCAGGAGCATCAAATTCTGCTCCGTCAAATGTCCAATTCCTCATTGAACCCATTTGCGCCGTGTAGTCTGCTTTGTATTCAAAGAATAAATCAACACGTTTTTTGTTAATATAAATGGTAAATCCAAAATCAGGAAATCCTGTTCCAAATCCTGCAGGAACAGCAAATTCTTCAGGATTTCCTAAAAGCGTTTTTACTTTTTTATATGCGGCTTTTTCTGCTAGTAGTGATTTTTCATTTATTCCCATGGTAGTACCTCAAAATGATATTCGAATATTTATACCTTGAAGCCACCAAACTTATTCTTCTTACCCGACAGTCTTTCTCTATCACCAAAACTATTCAGAGGCTTATCGTCAACTTTACCTGCATCGACTATACCATTTTGTGCTGCTTGTTCAACATCATACAGCCTCATCTTTGATTTGTCAATACCAACAGCGAATCTCTTATGTGTCGTAGGATCAGAATAACGATTCTTCAACTGCTTGACCATAATCTGATTCAAGGCTTCAAGTTCTTCGGATGTTATCAAAGCAAACATCAAGTCTGCGGTTGCTGGCAGACCAAAAGACTCACTTGTGTCCTCGAGCCCGGGATCAGATGAAGTAAATCCGCTTCTTGTAGTCTGTGTAGCACTGACGATTGGAACTCCGTACTCAACTGCAAGACCTCGCAGTTCTTCGGCAATTGACTTGACATAGGTGTATGAGTTGACATTTGCTCCTGCTTTGATTCTTGCGGAGGCGCAAATATTAAGATAATCAATAAAAATAATGTCAGGAGTGAAGCTGCGTTTGAGATGAAGTTCATTTAAAAGTGTCCTGAAATGTACAGTAGATGCTGCTGCGGTTGGATATTCTTTGATGATAAGTTTTCCTGTAGTATTCTTTCTTACTCTTTCAACTTTCTTGTCATACATTTCTTTAGATAATGTTGCAAGCTCATCAATAGTAACATTGAGTAAGTTTGCATCGATTCGCTCTGCAATCTTTTCTTCTGCCATCTCCATTGTGATGTAGAGAACATTCTTTCCTTGCACCATACAGCCAGCGGCCACATGACACATAAACAGAGATTTACCAACACCAGTACCCGCTAGTGCAATGTTCAATGTCTTTGCGGGTAGACCACCTTTTGTGATCTTGTTAAAGAATTCTAGGTCAAACGGAATTCTTTCTTCTTTTCTATGATAGAACTCATATCGCTCATCGGAGTTTTCTAAGTAATCGTGACCAATGTTTGTATCAAAGCCTACACCCAATGCATCTGCAAGTATTTTGGGAATGGCTCCTTTCTCTTGAGATTTATCTTTTCCATCGAGAATAGAAATAGACGCCAAGACAGCATTATAAATGGCTTTTTCTTGACAAAACATTTCAGACTTGTCGAGGAGCCATTCAATCTTAGAAGTTTCCTTCGAAGTTTCCACAATTTCATGGAGATAACTTTCACAATGTGATACTTGGTCGTCTGTAAGATTTTTCTTTTCTTTGATTGCAAGTGTGACAGCCTCAATCGTTGGTGTAGCATTATAAGATGATACGAATGACGATATCTCATCAAAAATTATTCTTTCGGTGCCATGTTGAAAATACTCTGTCTTTAGAAAAGGAAATACCTTGCGTAAATACTCCTCATTGTAAATCAGATTCTTTAGTATCGTCTGTTCCAGTTTCATCAATTATATCCTGTTCAAGATTGCCCGACATGATTTCTACCAATAAATCACCTAAGTAGTTTTTGAAGTCTGCGTCTTTTTCCAACTTCTTGGGTGTATCAATCGTAGATTCTAGCACATCGTAAGCAAAAAGTAAATACACATTCCCATGTCTTTCTTCAAACTTTACCTTACCATACTTGAATACTGTATCTTTGTATTTACCATCTAATAGGCGAACATGCACAGATTGTTGATCATCTTTAGGATAGATGAAACAATAGTCTAATCCTTCGGTCATTTATGCTCCATTTGTAGTTTCAACATCAAACACTTCTTCCACTGCATCATCAGAGATAATTTCTCCATTTGCAATACAATACTTGCTTTCGATGAATTCACGGAAGGACTTTTGTTTCAATACGGGAAGCCAAAAATCTTTGGTGTCCGTATCTTTGAGTCTATATTTTTTATCTTCGTATACACCATCTGCATCACGACGAGAATACCAACCATTGCTTGGTTTCACCACATGACCACTTTCGAGTGCGATATCCAATAGACCAGACCACTTGCTAATGCCACCGTCAAAGGATACAGAAACAGGTATCTTTGATTTTTCTTTAACATATCTACTCTTTTCTACATTAATTATGAAATTATAACCGACAATTTCTTGTCCTTCTTTTTCTTGTTGTCTACCAATAATAAAGATATTATCAGCAGAATAATATGATCCTGTACCACCACCAACAATATCTTTAGGGAACATACCTATTTCTTTGTATGTGTGATTCACAACAATCATAGGTATATCTTTCATTGTTAGGTGTGGTGTTACCATACGAAATAAAGATTTGATTTGTTTTGCTCTGCTCATATCTGCAACAGATTTTTGATCTAATGCATCTTCAACTTCTTTCTTCGATGCTAAATTGCCAATAGAATCAATAATGATAATAAGTTTATCATCTCGTTCAAGATTTGTTAATTGGTTCATTATATCAAACTTCAACTGCTCAATATCAGTAATAGGAGTATGAAGCACCCTATCGGTATCAATATTGAATGAGGTAAAATAAGATTGAGGAGTACCAAACTCAGAGTCATAAAATAAAAGGGCTGCATCTTTGTATTTCTCCAAATAAGATTTAGCCATCAAAAGACTGAAGGCAGTCTTGAAGTGTTTTGATGGTCCTGCCCACATAGTAAGACCTGGAGTTAGACCACCATCTAGTTTACCACTTAGTGCAATATTAATTGCTGGCACAGAAGTTGAAATCATATCCTTCTGAGTGAAGAATTTTGATTTCGATAGAATAGCAGATTCTTTGATGCTGCTATTCTTTTTAATTTTTTCCAAAATGCTCATTTATTATCCTTCTCTTTAAATGCTAGAGGTTCATCGTAATCATATTTAGGTTCAAGTTTTTTTGTTGGATTCAGTGGTGGTATTGATTCGCCAGATACTTCATCTATGACAATGACATTTTCTTTACGAACTTGTACCACCTCATCAGGCCTTTCCTCAGGTCCTGATTTTTCTTCCCTGGGTACTTCTTCCTCAGGCGGATCAGTTCGTTCCTCAAGCTTCTTTTTTGCCTCTTGAACTCTTTGATATACCGGGTTTTGATCTCTTCCATCATCCTTCCTTTTTGGTTTCTTTTCTTCACCAATACTCATTGAAATATTGCTTGCAATCAATAATAGCACAGCCAGAGGATCAAATACAATCATAATCAATATGATTACCAAACGAACCGCTTTATCAATAATATCTTTTTCACCAGATCCATAGATGAGTTCAGCCACATATTTAATAGGACCAAAATCAGATTCAGCTTTTCTTAATTCTACACTAAGAGGCACTCGTTCTTCTGTTAGTTTTGCAATCTCTTTTTGTGTTTTGTTTATTTCTTCATTGAGTTGGTTTCTTTCTTTTTGTTGTGACTTTCTGATTTGAATGGATCTTTCTGCTCCTCGTTCTGACTCGGAACGAGACATTACATTATCAACAGCAGCATCTAGTTGATTTAATGTTTTTCTATTTAATTCAATATTTTGTTTTAGCGTCTGTATCTTCTCATCAAGCACTGCAACTTTATCAGCCACAGGACTAATGTCTGATGCGTGTTCTAGGTGTGCTTTAGATAGATAGCCAAAAATACCCATCGATGTAATAAGCATTAAAATGGCTACAGCAGAAGTTAAATACCATTTTAATATTCCTGGTGCTGTTTTCCAGTTACGATATAACCACGATGCAGTTACTAGTTTTGCAGATTCTAGAACAGAACCCATCAAAACAACAGGCCAGAATGAGCCTGGAAATATTGCAGCCAATCCAATAACAGAGTAATATGCTGCTACTGCTGAGAGTAACACAGCATTAATGAATGTAAATGTAGCGGTTGTCATCCGAAGAAATCCTCTAATGTACTTTGCTTCTCAATATTCCAATTCATACAATCCAAAACAACTTTAATTGGTTCAACAAAAGCTTTCTCGAATTGCATATCATAGTTGATATACTGTTGTAAGTCAAACTCTTTGGGTAGAGTTACTGGAAAAGATATGACTGATTCTTTGAATGGATTTGGTGTTTTCAAGTAAGAGAACTTGATTTTTTCTCC